AAGTAGCATTACGGGATTCTTTTGGAAGTTTTTAATGTCATAAACATAATCACGCAAAGCCTCAAAGACTGTCGGTATATCGCCGTATCGGTCTGCTTGATTTTTGGTATTTGCATAGCCTTCAATAAATAGACTACCGTCTTTCTCTGTAGCTTTAAATTTAGTAATCGGCAATATCTTAACTGCTGGTTTTTCTTTAGTTCCAATTGATTTAATTTTCATATTTATAAAATCCTCACTCTTTAAATTTTGGGAATGTACCGCAACGGCATTCTATATCTTCGGCGGCTAATCCTATTTGCCCGGGAGCCTGCCCAGAACCTGCGCCCACTTGAAATAATCCATCCTTTTTTACAAACTCTCCGCCTTCGCCATATCTGATTCCTGCCGTTCTATGACTATCCCTAGTGGCATCATCATCGGTACTTATCCAGCCCTTGCCGTCAATGACTGGCTCTTCTGCGTACGCTTCCATAGTGGATTCAGTTAAAGCAGAATGAATCTCTGTAGCCGCCACAACGCCCGCCCTGCCTTTTGCCATACCGCCATAATAATCATCTATAACGCTGGCTGTTTCCGCTACGCTATGACCTGATTTAAGTTCCGTATCAAGCAATACATCTAACCGTTCAAGCGTGGTATTTTCTATTTCCTTAGCCCACTTCAAAGAGTTTTGATTTATCCATTTCTGAACCCGATCAGTAGCTTTAATGCTTATGCCATAATATCTGCGTTCTCTTTTTAAAATCTTGTCTATAAAATCTCGCTCATGGTCTAATCCAGTATCTATGCTATTTCTCAGTTCAGGTTTTTGCTCTGCTGTAAATTTATTGTATTCTACTTTCTTATCAAAGACCGTTGAATAGCTTTTGGGTATTTCTTTGGTACGCTTGATATAAGATTTAATTTTCTTTAGCTGGTCATTAAAATGGTTAGCGGCTACTTTTTTCATTTTCCTACCATGAATAGCAAGCAGAGCGTCCCGCTCATTCATATATTGGGTTACTTGCACCCTAGACAAACGCTTAGAACCCATTGTGAATAGTTTACTATCTGCCTTCGGAGCGTTTAATATTCCAGTAGGCGAGGTAATAATATAATCAGGCTCATGTCTTATGTCGCCATCTTTGGTAATAGGAAACGGTAAACCCAGTGCGACGGTAACCTCATTGCGGGTAAATCCCATTTTCTGATACAGAGTAGCACTAGGCGCTTTCTCGGTTATGTCTTCTCTTAAAACATTAATATTAGAAAGGTCAATACTGAAATAATGCTTTTTAGTATTGTCAAAAGCTGGCAATAAGAATTCAGTTAATGTTTCGGCTATGACTTTTGCCTTCGGGATTATGGTGTTTTGGTAAAAAATCTTTTGCTGTTCTTTGGTATTAAACTGAGGAGCAAATTCAAATAGACCCACCATCGCAGGCGGTACGCCGAAAATAGCACACACGGTTTCCCTTGATAATTTCTGCCCTTGAATATACTCCATATCCTTTTGGCTCATACCCATCTGTTGCCATTTAACGCCGTCGCTTAACACTACAGTTTTATGTGCTTTCTCTTCACCTCTAAATTTATCATTCCACATCTTGAGCATTCTATTTTTACTAGGCTCATCCACACGGTTATCAGAGCTTAATATGCCGTCGGGGCGTGCTGAATTATTAAAAAATGCTTCGTTGTATTTCTCAGAAGCCTGCAAAGTATCAGCAGGAGTTCTCGCCGCCGCAAGAGGAGCAAGACCATAGTAAAAATCAGCGGCATTATAAAATTTAAAGTGGATTACATCTTCGGATAGATAATGTTTTTTTGTGCCATTAATATTATATTGAAATTCTTTGATGGGATTCTCAGGGTCTCCGCTAGGTTTTATTTTTATATACTGTGGCATTAATGGGAATAGCGTAGTCGGTCTTCCTGCTGTCAAATTATCTTTTAATAGATAAGCGTTTCCAGTAAGTTCAAGTCCACCTGAAAGATAATTAAATAATTGCCGTATGGTCATAAAAGAATTCGGAGTATATAGCAAATTCAAAGCAGGATGATTTTCTACAATAACACCCTTCTCATTTCTTATCACAAACTCTAAATCGGATAGTGTGTTTACAATTGCAGATACGCACGCATATACCCACGCTTGGTCTGCATAAGCATTTACATATCTTTCGTATTGATGATTAGCTGGGTCTGGTAATCTTGTATTTTGCTTTCCAAATAAATCGCTTATTGTTGGAGCAAAGAAAGATAATTTACTAGGAGCATTTGAAAGTTTGTTTTCTTTTGAAAATAGTTTGCTGAAAGTTGGTAATAGATTTTTCATAAAACGCTTATCCCTATTCCACTGTTTAAATTGTGCGTATAAATCGCATACCGTATGGCGTCCATCGCATGGTCATTAAATTTTGCAGGCTCATCTAAAACATTCCCCGCCCTATCTTTTTTCCACTTGTAAGCTTGTAATTCTTTTATCACGCTAACGGCGTTTTCATTAATGTACAGCTTACATCGCTTTAAAAAATCAATTCCATTTCCTACTGAGCCTTTGCCTTTGTCTGCATTGAAGACATTTAAATCGGCATTGTTTAATTCAAAGATTCTGTCCGGCTCTGCGCTGTCCGCATAAATTCTTGTATGACCAATATCATTTACTTCTGTTTTAATTTTTGCAGTTAAATCTGCATTAGTCAATAGACTTTGGTAAATTTCCTCTGATATATATAAATTCTTTTGGTCTTTAATTCCTACCTTGATTAAAGCAGTCGGGTTATTATATCCAAAGTCTAATCCGTAAATCGTATCATCAAATTCTGTAGGAAAGTCAATATCTTTTATTACCGTGTAGTTATTGTAAATCAAAGACTGTGGCGAAGTCCATTCTCCCAAAGCATAAACTCTATAATAATCCATATCCTCATTTTTTGAATTTCTGAGCATATCGGTATAATCTTTATCAAGCGTTGGATTGTCTACAAAATTTGAATAAATAAATTTAGCGTCGGGATTATCTTTCAGCTTAGTATTTACCCAGGAGTAAACATCGCTGGGATTTAGTGTAATGAATATCTGATTTTTTTCGTGCTCTAATTTCTTGCCTGATAATCTCATGCGTAAAATCCAAAAGTCATCAATGGAAAATTCTATAGCCTCTTCAATCCATATATAATTATAGCCAGTAGACTTAATCTTTTCAGGGTCATCAATGGAAACAAAATTTATAGTACTGCCGTTAGCTTTATTCTTTATAGTATGGTCTGATAAATTATGATTGTAGGGATTATAAACATTCCATTCTTTTAACACATCAATAATATCTTTATAAGCGGTACGCTTTAAAGCAGGGAAAGTTTTGCGTACCACTAGAAAATCTTTTTTAGATTCATTTAAAAACTTATAGCAGATAGTTTGAGCCACGCTGTATGATTTGCTAGACCTAGTTCCGCCAACATGGACAATAATTGGATTCTTATATTTTAGATTACAGTAAAAAAGACGGGTAAATATTAATTCACTCATTTAACCACTGGCGGTTTAGAAATGTCATCACTAGGGTCTTGTAGTCTTTTGGTAAGGGTACTGTCGGGGAGCAAGGTAATAACCTTTGGGGAATCCATCTTAACTGTAGTGTCAATCTTTTGTACATTCTTCCATTCGGCAGGAAACCTATTGCAGAGATAGAAGCATTGAGCTCCTAGATTGCCAGTTAGACCGTTATTGTATAGAGCTTTGGTCATTGATACCTTTCCTTGAATCTGTCCTCTTTTTATAGCGGTATCAAAACTGTGGTCTTTTTTCTTATTTCTTATAACGGTGATTTTCTTTACTCCCAAAAAAACAGCAATATCCCCTTCGGTCAATCCTAAACCTGAAAGAATTTCAACTTGCTTTAAATCAATATTAGCTAATTTTCTTGGTCTGCCACCTAGATTTTTTTTCTTACTCATGCAATTATTATACATGAGCAGGAGATTATGTCAATAGGTAGGTTACTTTATTTTCTCTGCTTTACCGCCTGTAAAAGATTGGCTCTATCAATTTTTCCCATTAATCTCTTTGTTTTCTTTTTATAAGCTATCGCCACTTCCATTATTTTCATAAAATCTTTTGGATTATCTCCTAGCATTTCTAAATGATTATTAGCTAATACTCCGGTAGGAGTAACGGTAGCAACAAAATCTGACAACAATTTATCTATTCCGCTCCATGCGTTAGAATATAACCCTGTTCTTATATCCCTATACCGCATTAGCTTAATTCTATGATAGCCTTCTACTGATAGTAGTTTTTTTATTCTCAAATAAACATCTTCATATTTATCACTAAAACCATAAAGAACATACCACATATTATTACCGCCGTTAGGTTTTAGATTATATTTTTTAAGTAATGATAAAGTTTTTTCAACTGATTTGTCTTGTCTATGGCTATCCCATGCAAAGCGGATGTGTCTAAATGCTCTAGGATATTTAGAAAACATTTTAGCTATATTTTCATTTTCTGCAAACTTTACGCAGTCCATAGCCTGATTAAAGTCAATTTGCATATTGCGTTTTTTCATACACATCATAACTGATTCAATATGCTCAATCGGGCAAGCCAATATATTATTATCCATAGCTTTAAAAAAATCATGTTTACTGTCCAGGTTGTTTTCCCATGTCTTATTGATTTTTAAATCTCCTTCGTTCTTTGGCACAACGCACCACGGACATTTATTTATACAGCCCCTTGAAGTGAATCCATAGGAAGAATCAATTCCTGCAATGCTATAGTCGGGTTTTTGAATTTCTATTTCTCGGACAAATCCTTCAGTTATTTTTGCAAACGGCGTGTGCTTTTTAAAAATATCAGGAGTATATGTAGCAACAATTCCGCCAATTTCTATTTCAGCTTTTGGGTATTTCTCTTTATACGCTTTAATATATGCAATATCATTTTTTATATTGAATAAAAATATGGGAGAGAAACAAATTTTATCAGGCGTCCTTTGTGGCAATTTACCTCTATTTCTAAATTCAACACTATTACCCCTACTTTTTTCAAGTGTTGAAATTTTAAGCAAAGCCAGCGGTACATTTTGATTATAGGCTGAAGCTTTATTACTTTTTAAATCAACCAATAGGATATTTTTCATTTATAAAATCCAACAATTTATTCTGTGCCTCTATTTTTGTAATGGATTCTTTTTTCATTATTTTAGAAATTATTTTATTTATTTCATTCTGAAAATGTCTATCGTTATTTTCCAAACATTCATCTAATTCAAAATCTTCCAATGGCTTTATATCTCCCCCAAGTCCTGCCAAATCAAAACCCACCTCTCCCAGTAGGTCAAAATCCATATTCGCCAGTAGGTCTAAATCAAACTCTCCGTTGTTCTTGTTAAGCCGTAGGTTAAGCTCCTGCTCTTTTTTTATATCTTTAATATTAATGTAAACAACCGGAATTTCTTTTATTCCAATACCCTCTGCGACCTTACAGCGGAAGTGTCCGCCTATTATTATGTTTTTTCTATCAGGATTAGAATTTACTATAATCGGGTCTACCAGTCCGAATGTTTTTATAGACCTCTCTAACTGTTCCCATTCCTCTTTACTTGCCTTGCGCGGATTATATTCGGCGGGTTTCAAATTCTTAATTTTAACCTTTACAATTTTAATGTCTTTCGTGGTCATATCATACCTATCTTTTTACGCAAATCTTTAAACTCTGAATTTTGCTCGCCGTTCATAATGTCGCTTGCTATGCAAATATTTAATGCACGACTGATTAGCCGTACCTCTTCGCTGCTTAGTTCTATTTTGTGATTCATTTCCAATCCTTAGTCATTCTAGGTTGTTCAACTTTAGGCGGTTTTCTTGGTTTCATTTATTTTTTTAAATGTTCTATTTCCATCTTTAGCCTTCTTAATTCTATAAGAGCAAAAGTTATGCCATCATATTCCCCCTTAGAATAATCTTTTGTTCTGCCCTCTTCTAGCCTATGTTGTATATCTTTAAACCTCTTATCAAGACTTGCAAGTATACAAGTAATATGAAAAATTACCTTTGCTTTTTTTAAAATATTATTCATTCCCCATTCTCCTTTAGTTTTTTAACAAACCATTTCCAATTCCTTCTGCTTATAGAAAAATCTAACTTTCTGTATCACTTCAAAAACATTGCGGACTATGAAGTAATAACCGCCTGCGTTTTCTATTTTAGATTGCATTTCTTTTTGAAATGGGGATTGTACACCTCTATCTGATTTAACCTCAAAGTATACCGTGTATCCTCTGATCAATGTATGCACATAATCCTTGTCCAATTTTAACAAAGCTAATCCTCCCTTAGCTTCTTGCTCCTTAAAGAAGTCTAAAATCTTAATTTTATTATCGGTAAACTTTCTTTTTATAATTTTAGTTCTTTTCATTTAAAATTTCCTCTATTGAAATTTCAATTCCAGGATGATCACTATATGTTTTTCTTGAGAATTTATTACAAACAAGGCTATCATCTATCCAAATTCCTGCATTTGTACAGGCATCCAAAACAGCCTTTTCTAAATTGTCCAAATCAGGACGCTTTGAATGAAATAATATATTCTTTTTAAGTGATTTTGGTTTTGGTAAGTGAAAATATATTATCAATGACACTGGTTTATCTATTTGGATTAATGGTTTGTATTTTTTTGCTTCATTAAGGACTTTATAATACCAATCTGTCTTTGGAGAATATACAAAGTTTCTATTTCTTACTAGGCGTGGTCTAGCTTGAGCTTTTGGAATCCCAAAGACTGTAAAGTTTATTTTCATATTGTTAATACTAACATTTATGAATACTGAAATGCAACATTATTTCTCTAACCATATTTGCCACATAGGCGGTTACTATTAATCCTATTGGAAACACTATTGCAAATGCCGCCAAGATTCCAAATGTTTTACACCATAGGTCTACTGCTAAATGAAGGGTCATTTTGTACCCTTTAACAACCTGATTGTATGCCTATAAGCGAGAATCTTTCCATGCTCAATATCATAATTATCTGCAAAAGTTATACTTTTTTCAATCTTATTTATTTTTATTTCAAGTTTCGCTATAATTTCTATCTTTTTCATTTTGTCTCCTCTGATTTTATATTGTGATTATTTCTTGACAAGATATGGAAAGACCCTAGACACACATTCTCTTTTAATCTTGTACAAATTTCACTGTATAACTGTTTTAAAATTATAGGTAAAAATGCAAGTCTATTGCCACTCTTGCGTGCCATGAGCCAATATATTTTAATCCATTCTTTGTAAAGGTATAGGGATTTCTTGCCATTTTCAATCCTTTGCGGTACATCATTCTGAACCACGCAACTATCGCTAATCATATAAAATGGTTTATTGATCATGTGATTCCAAATTATATGAGAAGATGGTACTTGGAAACATAAATATTTGTCTTTATTCCAAACACTGTCCCAGTCTTTTCTTTTAATTATAATGGAGGATATGAATGTTAGTTTCAAAGAATCCATTTGCTTGAATGAGAAACAGGCTAGGCAAAAATCAATATATTCTTTGCCTGTTGTGAATTCTAAATCATGCACAGTATTTATTATTTTAATGTTAATACCTCTTTGCTCATAATTTACAAAGTATACCGA